GTATTAATCAAGTAGCAAAATGGAAGGAGAGTGGACTCTCTAAGGAATTTAATAAAGTCCACATAGCAGTAATGACAAGTTTTGAAAGATTTGGTGTACCTCAACCTAATATTGAGTATACACCTGAAGGTAATTGGAAAACATGTTGGCAAAAAGAACACTGCAGAACAATAGAAGGAGAAACAATGTATCAATGTGCTATATCTTTCGGAAGGAAAGTAGAAGGCATACACATTTCAGACTGGGGTACTAAACTAAACAGACCTCTAAAAATGTGTGATACTTGTTATTTCCCACCACTAGAAGAACAATGGAGTAGTTTGAAACCTAAGAAGGATTACAGAAACCTTCACAAAGGTATCAAATTATGGGATAATTATAACAACAAAATAAAACTAAAGGAGATTTAACATGGCAAATCATGTACACTTTACAATTCAAGTACAAGGAATTGAAGATGACCAGTTTAACGAAGGCGTGAAGACTGAAGAAAGAACAGCAAAGAACTATGACAACGAAGACTACACTTTCAATGCGTTAGTAGAGATTGAAGAACAACCATTTATGAGTAATGTTTCTAAGGAATTTGACGAAGATGGCGATTTAAAAAACTCATATGACTGGTACTGTAATGAAGTAGGTGCTAAATGGTGTCACCTTGACGAAGCACAGGATGGATATATTGCTGGCTACAGTGCTTGGAGACAACCACATGAGTTAGTAATAAATGTAATAGAATACTATGCAAACAAGTACGATACTGAAGTAACTGCAAGTATGACTTATGAAGATGAGTTCAGAAACTTCATGGGTAAACAGTACTATGGTTCTGATAAAGAGCAAGATGAAAGCATTAATGGCTGGTATGCTTGGGAAGGAGATTACAATGAGACTGATGCAGATGCACTCATGGAATCATTCAATGAACGCTTTCCTAGTATAGATACTGAATCAGAGGACTTTGATTACTATGGAGAGTACAAAGTCGGTGGAGATGTTATCTATCCAAACGAAGTACTAGATGAGATAGCAGATAAATTCTGGGAGGATTGCTAATGACTGAACATACAGAGTTAGTTGAAAGACGAAGGGTTTACCTCGCTGCAGAAGACTGGGGTAATAAGATATGTCAACACTATGCTTGTAAAAAGGGTGGTGACTTAGGATTTGGAGAGGGCTACTTTGTTTACTACAACAATGGAGCAGTACATAAACTAGAGGGTAAGAACATAACAATAGTTCAACCCCCACAGTCAATAGAGGAGGTTATAGATGCGTTTTCTAGGAAGGATAATTGAGAGATTACTAGAGTGGTCATTCAAACGAACAGCAGAAAAACAATGGAGAGATAGAAATGGCAGTTAATTACACACAAGACCAAGTAGAGTATATAGTAAACCAGTATAGATTAGAACCAACTAGAGAAACAGTAGAAAAATTAGCAGAAGAACTCAATAAGAGTGTAAAATCTATCATAGGAAAACTATCAAGAGAAGGAGTGTACAGGAAAACCGAGTACACAACCAAAGCGGGTGAAAAGCCAGTCACAAAGTTAGAATTAGTAGAAGAATTAGCAGAGAAATTACAACTACAGGAATGGGAACTAGCAGGTCTAGAAAAAGCACCCAAGACTGCATTAAAAGCAATATTAAAAGGAGTAGCAAATGAGAGTATGTAAATTAGTAAAAGCAGGTGAGAACCTAGGAACAATAGACAAGCATGGAATATATGCAGAAGTGTTAGAGCTTTTCGAAAGTCCCAACGGGTATAAAGCCAAGTTAGAATTCGCTGATGGATTCAAGACTGAACTATCAGTAAGGCGACTAAGAATGCTACAGGCAGATGTACCTAAGTCAAGAGGAAGCTTCTGGGATTAACCACAAGTTAGACAGAATTTGACATGAACCCACTTAATTGTGGGTTTTTTGTGTGCTTTAAAAAAATTTGAATTGGTGCAAGTTTCATTAGTTTCAGACGAGTTTGTACGAATTAGTTGTTATGTTGAGTTTATAAGCTCATGAGTTGAACTTAGTCGATACTTGGTTGTATCTTGTTGATATTGATTATACAATAAACACTGTATCTCTTTCCCAGATTGGATGTTCTGCTGTCGTTCCCGCTGACGCTTCACTCCAGCATCATACATCAGTTAGGAAGAACCAGTGTAACTGGTAGTTTGTATTGACTGTATATCAAATTAATATAAATATTTTATCACACTTTTTATCATAATGCAAGAAGTGTTTTTCTCAGCAGTATGGATTTGTGTTTTGGATTGGGTTCGGGTTATAATAAAATAGTTTGGGGTTTCTGTGAGGGTTGTGAAATTTAGTTCTATTTTGCAGTCGATTTTCTATAGGTTAGATTCTCTTTGTGATTCGTAATCTTCTTTCGAGTTGAAATGCTTTTCGTGCCTCTAACTCTCGTGTTCTTTTCCTATAGTTATTCGTTTGATTCTTTTTGACATTGGGTTTGATGTAATATTTTCTATCTCTGCACTCTTCTTTTATCCCAGCATTGTCACATTTTTTGCGAAAGATTCTCAGTGCTTTTTCAAAACTCATGTTCTTAGCATCAACTCTTGGCATCTGACCTCCTGTTGAAAGTCCATCCACGTTTTCTTAGATAGTATACTAATGAGGTGACAGATGCTGGACTCCTGTCCAGTGCAAGTGCAATATCTTCCGTTGACTTTACATTGTAATGCCGTCTGATGTATTCTTTTTCTGTTATAGTCCATGTTCTTTTCATATGTCTATATTATACAAAAATTTTGAGCGAAAGTCAAGAACTATTTTTAGGTATGTTGAACATAATTCTTGACTTATGCTTGGAAAGTTGCTATAATATTATCTATGATAGAAAATGATATAAGTTATGGAATATTCTTAGTTATGTGTACAGCTTGTGCATATACGATAGGAAAACAAATCGGAATCCAAACCACGGTAGACTATTTGGAAGAGAAAGGACTCATAGAGTTTGATGACTCTGAAAAATAGTTCTTGACATCAAGGTTAATTTTTGATATAATTATTTAGTAAGTGATAGAATTCACTTGCATATTGGTGCGTCTACCGTAAGGAGGCGTGAATTATTTACTGAAAAGGAATTATGGAGAAAATTATGAGTATAGATTTAAGCAAATTTTGGCTTGGATTGGATATGCCTACACTGCCGTCTTATACGGATGCAGCATATCCTAGATATAACCTAATCGAAAAGGCAGGAGACTATCGTATAGAAGTCGCAGTGCCAGGGTGGAAAAAAGAAGAACTGGAGATTGTCTTTGATAACAAAGAACTCCACATAAAGGGTAAAAAAGAAACAAAACTAGGAGAAGATGAAAATTTCATTCATCAAGGATTAAGTTTAAAGTCTTTTGAACGAAGATTTATTCTAAACGCCGACCTACAAGTAGAAGAAGTAAGTCTACAAGACGGATTGCTGACAATCAGACTGTTACGAACTCCAGATTCCAAGAGGAAAATCTTGGAGATTAATTGATGAAAACATTATCAAAAGTTCGTGATAGTATATGTGAGAACGGAGAGTTCTGCAACATGGTAGCTAATTATACATTAGTGGTAGCCTTTGGTGGCATAATGGTGCAGAGTGTTACGGTACTTACTTAAACTGTCAGAATGTATTAGGGGAGCTTCGGCTCCCCAACCTATAGGAGAAAATATGCAAATTTCAATAGAGGGATTATCCCTAATTAAAAAGTTCGAAGGTATGGAAACAGAAGCGTACAAGTGCGCGGCTGGAGTATGGACTATCGGATATGGACATATAAAAGATGTCAAAGAAGGAGATGTAGTTACTAAAGCAGAAGCAGATGAGATGCTAGTACACGAGATAGAGGAGTACGAAAACTATGTGAACACAGCCGTAACCGTTCCACTTTCTCAGTGCCAATTCGATGCAATTGTATCATGGGTGTTCAATCTAGGTAATGGAAATCTTCGCGCTTCAACTATGTTGAAAGTCATCAACGCTAGCGACCATGCTGGTGTACCTGCTCAAATCAAAAGGTGGAACAAGGCAGGTGGTAAAGTGCTTGAAGGATTAATCCGAAGAAGGGAAGCAGAAGCTTTACTATACGAGGGGAAAGACTGGAGCAATGTCTAAGTTTCTAGATAAAGTAGGTGAGTGGTGGTTTTGGTTTAAAAACTTATTCATTACCTATTATAGTCTCAAAGTTAGTTATAATGCTACTTGGGGAGATGCAGACGACCAAGAGTTTATCGTCAAGAAGTTCATCAAAAAGCAACCAAAGTATATATCATTCATAACAGAAGAAGGAGAACTAGTGGAAATTAGTGGTGCTGATGGACTTAATTACAGGATTCAAGAATTATGAACCAATTAACAATAGGTGGATTAGTTGTATTAGGAGGTCTATGCTACTTTCTATACAGTCAGAATGAAACCTTAAAAGAAAACAATATCAAGTTAGAAAATGCAGTACAAGCCCAGCAAGAGGCAATGGACACACTGCGAGAGTCTTACGAAAAACAAGGTAAGTCTCTTATGAGTATGTCTAGAAGAAACTCAGAAATAGAAGCTGAAAAAGCAGAGTATCTTGCAATATTTAGCAGACACAATTTAGATATGCTAGCATTGAAAAAGCCTGGTCTTATGACTAACAGGTTCAACAATGGTAGTGAAAAAGTGATGGAGGGAATGGAAGATGATACAGAAAAGTTATACGAGCTTACTGTGCCTAGCACTAACGATTAGTAGTTGTAGTTTACTTCCTACTAAGAAAGTAGAGATAGTATCAAAACCAATTGAAATCGACATCATGCAACCTGATTTACCAAGACCAGTAGAGCTTACAGCTCCTCAGTGGTGGGTAGTATCAAATGCAAGAATTACAAACCCATGTATCAAAAGAGTACAAGATGATGGTAGTATGAAAAGACCAAAGACTTGTCTTAAAGAAGATACAGAAAATCCAGAGTGGCCAGAAGGTTATACCTACCTAGACCAGTTCTTGGATGAAATGAAAGAACAAAACAATGGAGAAGTACTATTTGTAGGAACGACCATTGGTGATTATAAAGTCATGTCAGAAGATATGCAAGAATTAAAAAGGTACATCAACCAACTAGGAGAAGTAGTAATATACTATCGAACAGTTACAGCTCCAAGCGAGATAAAAGATGACAAATGAAAAAACTTTTAATAAACAATAGAGGTATACTAGAAGATTTAGATAAATTAGCACAACAAGTACTAAGACATCCTTCTACATTTAGGTATTTACCTAGTCCAAATGTGAGCATGGCTAGATTAAAAGAAGTTATGACAGCAGATGATGGCAGAATAGAAGAATCTAATGGAGTGGACTATTCAGGTAGACATTTTAATACAAGTGAATTTGAGCATTATCCCGAAGCTAGAACAGGAATAAAAACATTTAACAAACCAGTTCCTTGCTTTACGAAGTACCAGTTACTAGATTGGATAAGAAAGACAACTAATAATCAAGCATGGGAAATGGACACATGGGAAATACAACCCGAACATCATGGGTGGACTCCTTGGCACAGTGGTAAAAATAAACCAGTAAACTTTGCAAGATTCATATGGAATTCAGGTATTGGTATTACAAATTATGTATCAGATGGTAAACACTACAAATACAAAGACTCTAAGTATACAGGACAAAAAGCTTGGAATTGCTTAATAGGAAAACTAGACGGAAGACAGTATCTATCCGATAGAAATTTAGGTAGTCACAAGAGAGTTATAATACAATTTACATTACCTTCTAAATATACAGCCACTATGGAAGAGTTTGCACAAATTTTAGCAGAAGGAAACAAAACAGATATTTCAGGAGTAAAACCTACAACAAGTAGTGAATACTCCGTAGTAAACCAACGATGGACAAACTAAAAGCATTTTTAACTTTATTATTCTGGAGAAAAGAACTAAACTCTTCAGCTAAGTGGTTTGATAAAAACCAACCAGCACAAGATAGATTTTGGGAACTAGAAGATTGGAGCGAAGAACTAGAAGAAAGAATAGTAGAATTAGAAGCTAATTCACACCCCTGCAAAGAATTGCATGAGTTTGAAGTTTATCCCGAATTAATCAACAGAATAACAACTTTAGAAAATGAACTTAACAATATCAGTAATAAAATCGATAGCAAGTAGAAACGTATGGAGCAGTGATTGGACAGCTCCTTGGTGTGATGCTATACTATTCTACAAAAGAGGTGACTACAACCACACCCATCCCCTATGGCAACAGTACAAAGAGAAAGTCGTAAGAGAATTAAACTTAACAGGCACTTTTGACCAGTACTCAACTCCCCTAAAAATAACCCTAATAAAATTCAAAGGCAGAGGCTTTCATCAACCTATGAAAAGAAAAGCTGTGTATATATCTTTAAATAGCAATATACTAGTAGGTAGCGTAGAAAGAGACCCTGTAGCATTAATGGGAGAGATAGACAAAGTAAACACTACACCTTCATGGAGATCAGATTTTTGGAATCAAAAAAGGATATGGGTAAGAGATGTTGAAGAAGAGGAGTATGATGTAGTAGGAAACACATCAGTAAGTTGTGTATACCCAGAAGAGGGGCATAGTTTTATAGAGGTATTATATAAATGAAAACTGATTTTTACGAAATAAAAACACATCAAACTAATGCAAGTTTTAATATACCTGTAGATGAAAAGTATATTCACCACCATCAAGGAGACACACAGATAGAAGAAAATGTAACAGGGCATGGTGCAGATGAAAAATATCTAAGAGCAAACGATAAGTTGAACCAACATTTACAAATTGATGGTAACGCACACACAATTGCAGTACCAAAACCACATAATCAAACTCCTATACCAATATTTGTTGGAGCAAGTGACCATCCTGCCGATAGAATACAAGAAAAAGTATTATTATATACACTACACAAAAACTCTACTAGACCTTTAAATGTAACCTTTCTAAGACCTAGTATGTTTCCTGGAGTGTCATCATTTGGTTGGGGAACTCCATTTACAGGATTACGCTATGTAATACCAAAACTTATGGGCTTTAAGGGCAATGCTATCTATATGGATATGGATATGATAAACTTTAGAAATATTGCAGAGTTTTATTCTATAAATATGTTAGGTAGACCTTTCGCAATGATATATGACTCAAAACTAACAGTAAAGGGAGGTCCGAGAGGAGGATATTGCGATAGTATGATGATGATGGACTGTTCCAAGACTCAAGAATTTTTTACTTGGGATGAGTGCCATAGCTGGGGCGCTACACAACCTAGTTTCAAATGGATGTTTATGCAAAGAATAAGAGAAAGAGGCAATCCAAATGATGCATCAGATAATCCAGCAGTAGTTAGAGTAGATTCTAGATGGAACTGTTTTGATGGAGACATCACAGATGGAGAGTATAACGCAAAAGAAAATACGTTACCACAGTACCCTTTAGACAATATCTTTCACTTACATTTAACCGCACTTAGTTTTCAGCCGTGGCATAGTCCATATTTGATGACTGCAAAAGCAACCCACAAAAGAAGAGATATAACAGATTATTGGTGGCAATTAGTAGATGAGGTAAGAGACCTTGAAGTTTGAGGAGCTGCTAGGCCCAGTGGGTCTTAAACAATTTAACGAAAGATACAAAGGTAAAAGACACTTTGTAATTAAGTCTGAAGATAGATTTCAAGATTACTTTAGTTGGAAAGAATTTGACAACTATTTAAATCAGTACAAAATCAGTCAATGGGATAGAACCCCACAACTACAAGTAGTTGACCATGATGGTAACAAGTGGTGCAAGAAAAAGTCACCTGAACCAAAAACTAGAGAAGATTTATTGAAAATGTGGAGAGATGGACATAGTTTTATACTGACCATCAGTGAGTTTCTTAACAAACAAATGTGGCAACAGTGCCAAGAGTTTGAGAAACATTATGGTATTGGACAAGCAAATATTTATTGCAGTGGTCAAAAAGATGCAAAAGTATTTAGTATTCATTCTGACTCTACAGATAATTTTTTATTTCATGTAAGGGGTAAGATAAGGTGGTTTATATATAATGAATTCCACCGTCCAGGAATGCCTTACAATCCTGGCTCTGCAACCTTACTCGAAAGTTTTGTCCTTGACGAAGGTGATTTACTTTACATTCCTAAGGGACAATATCATAGGGTCGAGACCCTGAGTCCAAGAATATCAATTAGTTTTCACTTTCAAGAAAGAGGAGACAAACCATTTAAAAGGAAAGATTGGTACGATTGGAAGCCGTAGGAGAACAATATGGCAGAACCAAGTAATCAGTTTTCAGGAGATATGTCACGGAACGAAGTAGAGATAGACCTTAATAAGTTTATGGAACTCGTCACCGAAAACAGTAATCTGAAAGCTGAAATATTAAAGTTAGAAAACGATAAAGAACCTGAGAATCCGTGGCAACGCTGGATTTGGCTATCTTCAATGATAGACGCTTGGAGAATCTTCCCTCGTTTATTTCTAACAGTATACATTGTACTACTCTATAAATGTACAATATGGTTTATGGATTTACCAGACCCTTCAATGGAACAATCAGGTTTGATTAGTATTGTTGTTGGTGCAGGTGCGGCTTGGTTTGGACTTTACGCTGGTACAGCAAAGGACAAAATCAATAGCAAGTAAACCATGGAGTCGATGTGGAAACACTATTGCAAGTGGGTACGTAATATAGTTTATGTACCCATTAGCATGAGGTGTCCATATTGTAAGAAATCAGAAAATAATACTTGACATATGCTTATAATTTTAGTATAATATACATATGAAAAATACAGAATACAACGAACACAAAACAGTTAATATGTGGAACTCAGAAACAAAAGAGTTTGAAACATACCATTACGGAGAGTGCAAACACTGCGGAACATCAGTACAGTCAGATACTGGCGAATGTCCTAAGTATAAGTGCTGGATTGCGTAATGAATTTATTTTATTTAGACGAAGACCTAGACAAATGCGCAGAGTATCATGTCGACAAGCACATAGTAAAGATGCCTCTCGAGGCAGCACAACTCTTATGTACTGCGATATGGATTGATGCCAAACTAGGTTTTGTACCCCGTGCGCTTGACAAGGACGAACGTGAGGTACTAAATAGTGAGAAAGCCAAGATTAAGCACCTACCGCTTGACCAGCGACCACTCACGCCCTACTTGCCGATGATGTATAATCATCCCTGCACGATATGGGTTAGGTCGAGCTTGGATAACTTTGAGTGGACTCATTGTTATGCTAACGCATTGAATGATGAGTACCACTATCGTTATGGTAAACAACACAAATCTATAGTAGAAGTAGTAAATAAACTACCTGAGCCAAAGAATATGCCCAGACTTGGATTTACAGAATTTGGACTAGCAATGCCAGATGACTTGAAAGATTATGAGAATCCGATACAAAGCTATCGGGACTACTATCATCTAGACAAAGCTACGTTCGCCGCATGGTCTCACAGAGACAAGCCTCATTGGTGGAGCGAAGACTACGCTGACTATGAGAAAAGGATAACAGCAACATGAAAATAGAAGTAAATGGCATGTCAATGGTATTTCCAGACAGCATTACAGAAGAAGAGATGCATGAAGCAATCAAGAAAAGATTAAACAATTTATACTTTACTAGACGACCTATTGTTGTTAGAAAAAGCAATGGCGAAGAATATAAATTATTAAATGGCGTAAGAATGCAAGGCAAGAGACACTCATCGTGAACTTGTCAGAATTAATAGCAGTGGCAGAGGAGCCTCCAAGAGTTATGGGAAAAGCAGAAGTAGTAAAACAAAACTTACAAGTACAACATGAAAAGGTTAGTGCTGAGATTGGCATACTAGAGAAAAAGTTAGCTGATAAAAAAGAGTACCTCGCAAAAATAGAGGGTGGAATAGATGTAGTTGATGAATTACTAAAATGATAGTAGTTGAAGACGATTTTTATCCAAACCCAGATGAGGTGCGTAAGAGCGCACTTGATATGTTTTTATACCCTGGACAAAAGGGTCATAAGAATATGTTTGCAGGTCAAAGAACTTTAGGTTCTTTTTCTACACAGAATAGACTATACTGTAAAAATAGAATGGAACAGTTAATCAATAGAAAGATAGTACAATTTCCATCAAGCAACAGTAATGCAGCCTTTACTTTAGGTAAAGAGTTTAACTCACAAGGTTTAAAGTATGATAACTGGGTTCATATGGACAAAGGTAATCATGAGAAGAAACGAAGCAAAGAACTACAGAGTCAAATGTTTGCTGCTGTTTGCTATTTATCTCCTAATGCTCCTAGAGGGCATGGGACTGCTTTGTTTAGGTCTAACAAGAACAACTCAAACTGGGTAACTCCAGAGTACACTTATAACAAAACAGTAGGTTTTAGAGGAGAGTGGCAGTACAGAGAGAAAGAAGAGTGGGAATTACATACTTATGTAGACAATCTCTACAACAGAATAGTAGTATATCCAGCAACTTACTGGCATGCCCCTTATAATGCAGGGTTTGGACATGATAAAGAAACAGGTAGACTAATACAAATATTCTTCTTTTACGCTGAGAAATCAGGAGTAGAAAAAGGATATGAACAATGTTAAGTCCTGATGGAAACAAGGTTAGAGACTTAGAGAAAAGCGTATTAAATGACCATATACTTAGGTCTGAAAAGCATTATGAAGAATTAAAAACTATTCCTATAACTAATACTTTATGGGATAGACCAGTTAATCATGCCTTCGTATATACATTATACGGGGATGAAATGTATCTGACTTATCTTAGATACTCTATAATGAGTTTAAGATTAGTTGCGCCCGACTGTAAAATCATAGTATTTGCAGAAGCAAAAATTTGGGCAAGAGCAAAACAAGAACTTAAACACTTGATGTTTGAGTATGATATAATATATGTGAATGGTACTGCAGCTTGTTATAAACAAGTCATTGCATGCCATCGTTTACTAAAAGATTATAAACAAGCAACTTTTTTAGATGCAGACTTATTCTTTTTAGGAAAGAAAGGTAGTTTAACAAGACCTTTATCTATCATAAAACATATGATAAATAATGACCCTGAGTCTTTCGTATGGGCATTCTCTAGACAAGAGAAACCAAACGTATCACATACATTTATGCACAAGAGAGGCAGGTCTAAGACTTTGCATCCACATACATATGCTTGGGATATAGAAGAAGAACTAGGTATGGAACTACAGGATTTATTAGAGACTGATACCATATGGAATATATCTTATATATTTACTTTTTCTCCTAGAGCTATACAGACAGATGCTTACAAAGCATGGGCGTTGTACACATTACTAGATAATAATCATTGTGATGAAAGTTGTTGGTACTTGTGGGGCAAGAAACATAAGTGGAAAAACTATAGTTGGTATAGAGATGTAAAAGAATATGTATCTATCAGCTCTACAACACATCAGTCTGAGAAAGACCTTCACTTGTTTCAACCTATGTTTACAGATACTTTAGAGACAAAGACCCATAGAAAGCAAGAAACTTTCATGGCAATATTAGAAATAGAAAACAAATACAGAGAGTACATTAAAGATGACAGAATACAACAACGATAAGTTTAACGAAAGAGTGGCATTGAACATGCTAAAAAATCACATACTAAAAACTTATGACAGTCACTACAGTATGAATAAAATCCAGTCAACGGAGTTCATCTTTGACGCTGGTCATGGCGAAGGCTTCTGCCTAGGCAACATTATAAAGTATGCCCAACGCTATGGAAAGAAAGATGGAAGAAACGAGCAGGACTTATTAAAGATTCTGCATTATGCAATAATTCTACTGGGGGTAGAAAATGAGAATAAAAAAACACGAACAGATTACACAAGCGAATATAACCAAGGTAATTGAGTTATTAAATCCAACGGATGGTAGTAGACCTATTACCAAGAAGGAAGCTTGTGGTATACTAAATATTGCTTACAACACAACAAGATTAAGTAATATTATAACAGAATTTAACGAGACTATGGAGTTTCGTGCAAAACGAAAAGCACAGAACAAAGGTAAGGCAGCAACACCACAAGAGATTACAACCGCAGTAGCGATGTACTTGGAAGGAGCTACAGTATCAGATATAGCCAAAGGGTTATATCGTTCTCCTGCTTTCGTAAAAGGTATCATTGATAGAATTGGAGTACCTCAGAAGCTCTCAATGACAGACTATGAAGGAAGAAGGAACGCAATGCTACCAGAGCAGTGCGTATCTGAAGAGTTTAAGCCTGAAGAAAAAGTTTGGGCAATTAGACAAAACTATCCAGCGATAGTTAATAAAGAGATTCAACCTGAATTGGCAGACGAAAGAGGGTACAGAGTGTATTTAGTAAATACAATAGAGTGTACACAAGAAGATTTAAAAGATACGTACTTTCCATATCTAAGTTTTGCAGGTAAACAATATTGCCTAGCATCTTATGAGATGGGCAGTCTAAGACATTTACGCGAGTATATGTAAAAAGGAAAATTATGGAATATTTAGTAGCTATGTGGTTAAGTGCATGGGTAATACAATTGTGGACAATATTTAGACCAATGTTTTTATCACTACCGAAAAATAATATTGTAGTTCAACATAAAATTATCACGTTCCTAGTAATGGGAGTATTAGTACTTTTCTTAGTACCTTTATTATTATTACCAATGATGAGTGATACACATAAATTAAGATTTCAGAACAGTTTTCTGAAAGGATTATTAGGAGAATAAAATGGCGTATAAAGGAAACCCTTACTACGATGCTCTAGAAGCAAAGTATATTGCAGAAAAGAAAGAAGCACTAGCAGTACTACAGACATATTTTCAAAATTCAGTAGGGATTGGGGAACACTCAGACCTGTTACCTGAGTTTGATAAATGGATTAATAAATTAGCAAGTGCAGAAGAAAATCTACAAGCACTGGAAAGTTTGTGCAAGAACTAATACTAACCTATGAAGGTAAAGATATAGCTGTAGTAAGAAACAGCTATGAGAGAGCAGTAGCTTGTTACCTTCAAGGTATGGATTGGATTGGTTTTGATATTTGGTTAGCAGAAGGCAACTTACTAGACCAAAAGAAACTATATAAAAACTGTACTTACTTTATTGATTTTAGAGACTGGAAGAATGAGTTAGAGTCATTAGACTTACATCCGAAAGATACATCAGTTATGGCGGGTCTAAATCATATATCGGACTATAAGAATTGGTATACAATGAAAAGTATAACTTTAATGTACCAGCTGTATCATGATGAGATTAATCACTTCGGATATGACTATTAAAAAATAGTTCTTGACTCATGCTCAAAATTCTTGTATAATATATTTATATTAAGGAAATAAGCAATGAGCGACAGGTATTACACACAAATGCTGGAAACCACAGGTTGGTGTCCTGGCTACCGCAGTACCTACACTCTTGCCGAATACAAACAAAACTATAAACTAAAAAGGAAAAGAACTATGGCGTGGACAGACGAAAGTAAAGAACAAGCAGTTGAAATGTATACTGCAGAAGAACCAACTCCAGAAAACAGTATGGAGATTGTTAAGATGATTGCTGAAGAATTAGGCGAGAGCCCAAATGGTGTCAGAATGATTCTAACTAAAGCAGGTGTTTATGTTAAGAAAACACCAGCAGTCAAATCAAGCAGCGGTGGAACAGGTGGCGGTAGAGTCAATGTTGCAGCAGCTCAAGATGGATTGACTAAAGCTATTGCTGATGCAGGCGAAGAAGCAGACAGTGCTATTGTAAGTAAGCTTACAGGTAAAGCAGCTGTGTATTTCACAAACCTAATCAACAAACTTAACGATTAATACCCCTGGAATGTGGGTAGTCTTAGGACTGCCCGCACTTTTTTGCATCTAACAGAAAGACCTTGCAAGACGATACCATGATTGGACGGTAATAGATATTAACCTACCAACAAGGAACGCATGAAAAAAGACGATTTTGTTAAAAAAATTGATGACGCTGGTGATGCAGTAGTCACTTACAGAAGTCAGAACAGTCGCAGAATGAAATATAATGTCTGTACTAGAGACTTCGACAATAAATACATACAGGAGAAAAGAAACAGAGCAAAGCCGAATAATAATCAAGTATTATTATTTTGTTGGGACACTGATTCTTATAGACTATTATCTCCTGAAAGCGTAACTTCTATCTTACCTCTAGCGAGGATTTTGAAAAATGATAGAATTACATAACGCACCAGCTGTTTACGAAAAAGAAATAGGTTATAACGAAGCTAAACATGAAAAAATCTTCGTTATGGTCAATACTTTTCGTGAGACAGAGTATTTACATATAAGAAAGTACTATCAAGACTTTGACGAAGAATGGAAACCTACAAGGAACGGCATAGCCATGCCTTTAGATTTTAATAATAGTCGTGGATTGTTTGAGGCGTTAGTAGAGATTCTCTCGATATCAGAAGTCAAAGGAGTGCTAGAAACTCATTTTAAAGAAGTGTTAGACAAGATTTACCTATAGCACACAAAAATAATCCTTGACAAATCCTTAAAAATTCTGTATAATATTCATATGAATAAGACAGAATACCTAGAATATTGTAATCAAATGTATGCAGAAGGCACTCCTATATTGCCAGATGAAGTATACGATAGACTTGTAGAGAACACTGCTCTTGAGGAGCAAGTAGGTCATGCAAGTATTGATGCACGATATTCACACCCTTTCCCAATGTATTCACTTCAGAAAGTCTTTGTAGGAGAAGATGAAGAACCAAACTGGGACGCCAAACAACCAACTATTATGACTGCCAAACTGGATGGTGCAGCTGTGTCTATAACTTATGTAGACGGCATCTTCTATCAAGCACTCACACGTGGTGATGGTAAAGCAGGGTTAGATATTACTGATAAAATTAAGACTTTAGTGCCAAATGAAATATGGAGCAAAGGAATCAAACAGATTACTGGAGAAATCGTTGCCCCTAAAACAATACCAAACGCTAGAAATTATGCGAGTGGTGCTTTGAATCTAAAAGACTTAGAAGAATTTAAATCCCGTAACCTTACTTTTGTTGCATATGGAATCCAACCAGCCATTGGTGCTGAATGGACAGAAGATATGAACTTAGTATCAGGTATGGGGTTTAACGCTGTCACCAAAAGTGATTATCGTGAATTCCCTCAGGACGGTAAAGTTGTAAGAGTCGACTCTAATACATATTTTGAAACATTAGGCTACACATCACACCACCCTAGAGGTAGTTTCGCTTTAAAAACAAGACAGGCTGGAGTAGTTACTCGGCTCTTGGACGTTGAATGGAATGTCGGGAAGTCAGGTGCTGTTTCACCAGTTGCGATTTTAGAGCCTTGCACTATTGGAGAAGCAACAATAAGCAGAGCAACCTTACATAACATTGGATATATCGAGGCACTAAACCTAGAGATTGGATGTAATGTAGAGGTTATTCGTAGTGGAGAAATCATACCTAGAATAGTGAAAAGAGTATGAAACTAAGAGAGAAGATACAGAAAAAACTAGATGTACTAGAATACATGATGAAGAACAATGTGCATATTGCAGACCCCAACGGGTGCATGGAATACAGTTGCACCATCAGTAAGTTTTGGTCTGTACTCTCCGAAGAAGATAGAGACTTTATTCAAGGCTGTCAGTCTTCAATCGAAGATGGAAGCGAGTGGTAATGAGAGTATTAATCTTAGCAAATGGAAGAACAGGAAGTACCACATTAATGAAAGGACTTGCCAACGGACTTGGCTGTAATTATATAGCTGAACCTTGGAATCTAGACCTAGTAGATAACTTGCCACCTATACATCATGATATAGATTATCACAATCTTCCCGAAGATGTGGTTGTTAAAGTTATTGTTAATGTAAAACAATATCTTGGATTCTATATGTATTGGACGAACCGTCCTTTTGATTGTTCAGGTTTGGACTGGTTAGACAATGCAAGTGAAGCTGTATTTTGGTACAGGTTTGCACAAAAGTTTGACAAAATTATACTGCTAGATCGATACGATACCCAAGCAAAAGTAGTAAGTGCATTACACGCACAACACTACGAGTCGTGGGATGGTCAGTATGAATTCAAAAAAGAAATAATACCTCCCTATAAAAATATGAAAGAACTCTACATCAAGGAAGAAGTGAGTAGTGAACTTTTAAAATTGCTTTCAAGAAAATTAGAAGTTGATATAACATACTATGAAGAAATTTTCAATAATAAACAAAGGCAAAGTTATTTCGGTCTTCCAATAGATTCTAAAGAACTTTGTGATAATTTTTTGAATACTAAATATAGATATCAACGATGAGTGGCGGAGTATATAATCAAACCTTTTTCAACAACCATCCGTGGGAAAAAGAAAAAGACGGCATACTATACGGAATAGTACTGGTAAACATGCAAACATGGGAACGAGAAACAATAAAAGTAGGAATCGCAAAAGGGCGAACATTCAAAGACGCAGTAAAGCGAGGGCGTGGATTTACAAACTACGACATAAGAATACAGAGACTTTGGCAGGGGACGATATACGACTGCTGGAGATGGGAACAGAAATTACACAAGATGTATGAAAAAGACAGACATAAAACACAACACCATTTTGGAGGGCATACGGAATGCTTTGGCATGGACTCAAAAATCCTACACAGTTTCCCCAAGAAAAATGAAGTATTTAGGGATTAGTGAAGGATTCCATGATGCCGCAGTGGCACATATGGAAGACGATAAGATTCTATTTGCAACTCAAGCTGAGAGGTATAGTCGTGTCAAGAATGATAAACATCTTCCTATAGAGTTTAAGAAACTAGAATGTAATCAAAGTTTTTTCTATGAAGATACAGAGTTGAAAAATGCTCGTAGAATAGCTAGTGGCATGAAGCCCACAGATAATGGTAAGTTTATATCAAACCATGTTAGACATCATGAGAGTCATATGGCAGCAGCTTATTATACTGCTCCTTTTGTTCCAGATGTTACAGTAGTTATAGATGCTATTGGAGAATGGGACACAGCAAGTATTTGGGTAGACCACGAGAAAGTATGGAGTCGACAGTACCCTTGGTCACTAGGATTATTCTATAGTGCAATTACAAAACGAATAGGACTCAAGCCAAACGAAGATGAGTATATAACAATGGGCATGGCTGCATATGGTACACCTTGTATAGACATGACTAGTATAGTACATGAAAATCTACATAAAGGTATTCCTATGAAAAAATGGTTTTGGCAAACACCTGAAGATATTGCCGCTAGTGCGCAGTTGCAAATTGAATTTGAGATTGGAAAAATATTTGATAAGGCAAGAACGTACGGAGATAAAGTAGCATACGCTGGTGGCGTTGCACTAAACTGTGTAGCAAACAGTAAAATAAGAAACAAGTTTAAAGAGATGTGGATATTTCCTAATCCAGGAGACGCAGGTAGTGCATTAGGTTGCATACTTGCTAGTACAAAACAAAGGATAGAATTTAAAGATACTTTTTTAGGATATGATATTGATAGACCTATCAATCCTTATAAAGTAGTAGAAGAATTAATTAATAACCGAATGGTAGGAGTAGCAAATGGAAAAGCAGAGTTTGGCCCTAGGGCGCTTGGTAATCGCAGTCTTCTTGGCGATATCCGTTATGACATTAAAGACACCGTTAATGATGTCAAAAAACGACAGAAGTTTAGACCCTTCGCTCCCGCGATATTGGAGGAGTTTGTAGATGAATATTTTGAAGGGCATTGTAACGAGTATATGCAGTATGTTGCAAAAGCAAAACACGACCACAAAGCAGTCACCCACGTTGATGGAACTGCAAGAGTACAAGTGGTTCGTAAAGACAGCACCTCAGCATTACGACCAATACTAGAAGCGTATTACGAAGTGACGAAGATACCAATGTTATTAAATACAAGTTTAAATATAAAAGGGCAACCTATGGTTAACACATGGGAAGACGCCAAATTATTTGAAAAAAGATATGGAGTAAAAGTATTTTGAGTGAGTCAGTACTAGATTTAAATTATATAGATAATCCAGGGCAGTGCAAAAGATATACTAGCACAAAGCCTGACATGTATTTTAATGGAGACAGTTTTACACAAGGAATGGAACTACAAGATAGATTCAACGGATGCTATACGCATTTAGTTGCAGAACATTTTGACCAAACTTGGAGTAGGTCTTCTAAGATAGGTGGAGGTAATGACAGAATACTCAGAGTTACTAGTACAGATATGATACAAATGCCTAAGAAACCGAAGATAGCAATTATATTGTGGTCAGGACCAAACAGAGTAGAGTACCTAAATGACGAGAATATCTGGAGACAGGTAGGTCATATTAGGTTTGCATTTGATAAAAGAAACTTAGAAATAAAAAGAAGTGAAATATATTGTCACCCAGACATGACTAGACATCAGCACGATGGTTGGAAGAATTACATGAGATATTGTAGAAATATTAAATGGAATTTACATGAGACCCTTATGCAAATGATATATCTTAG